AATATTATAAAAAAAATATAAAAAATAAATTATAAATAAAAATACAAAAAGTATTTAATGTAATGTATATATTTATTATTTTTGTCACTATATTAACTTTCCTTATTACACATTCATTAATTTTTTTCAGCTGTGTAAAGGATTAACCTAATAGTGTTTTAATAGATTCTTTATATAGGTCATTATTCTTAGTTTTTAATAATTTAGCTAGTTTTTGTTTAAGTATATAATTTTCTATAATTAGTTTCATATGTTTATTTTGATTTTCCAAAGAAAAGACCTTATCGCCTCCTTTCATTTTAGTATTAATTTGATTTGATTCGTGATTTGTTTGATTTAATTGATTTGTTTGATTTGTTTGATTTAATTGATCTAATTTATTAAATTTGTCATTAGTATTTTGGTTATTTGATTTATTAATATTATCAGAAATATTATTTATATTACCACCTTGTTGTTTTCCAATATAATCTTTATACGAATAATAATATTGCATAACTTTATCTTTTGGATAATTTAATAATACTGCAATTCTTTCAGGTTCTTTACCATTTGTAATATTTTCATATATAATTTTTTTAACTCTCAATACTAATGCATTTTCACTACGATTAAAACCACCACTTAATTCTTTACATGTTTTCCCAGTTGCTAATAGTTTTAATAATTTAGATTCTTCTTGTATAGTCCATCTGTTATTCATATATTATACTATATAATATGATATAATAAAAAAATTGTTTCATATTTAGGATATATTTATCATATATATGTAATATATATGTAATATATATGTGATATAATAGAAAGAATAAAAATTGAATTAAATATGAATTATTATATATTTAACTATAAAATAGTATAATTATATAATTAATAAAAATGAAACAAAATAAACTAAATATTATTATTGGTTGTATGTTTTCTGGTAAAACATCTGAACTGGTTCGTGAATGTAGTCGCAGACTACATAATAAACAAAAGGTTTTAGCAATTAATTATATAGACGATAATCGTTATACAGAAGAAGATTATATTGTATCACATAATCTTGAAAAAATTAAATGCATTAAAGTAAAATATCTAAAAGAAGTACCGCAAGAAGAAATAGATAAGAATGATTTTATATTTATTGATGAAGGACAATTTTTTACAGATCTAAAAGAATATGTAACAAAATGGTGTGATGAAGAAAAAAAAAATATAACTATAGTTGGATTAGATGGTGATTTTAAACGAGAACCATTTGGACAAATATTAGAATTAATACCAAAATGTGATAATATTATTAAACTAAAAGCATTATGTGCATTATGTAATGACGATACAGAAGGCCTATTTACATGTCGTCTTACGAATGAAAGTGAACAAGTATCTATTGGTGTAGAAAATTATATGCCAGTGTGCAGATATCATTATCTTGAAAAAACAACAAAATAAATAAAGATAACCAACACAACACATACAGACAAATATCACCATCGACGGTGGCTAAATGCTTCACGAATTGCCGAGGATTGTAGGAGACGGACACCGAAAATGTCTGTTTCCTCGACTGTGCGTGAAGTTACATTTGACAACATATCCATAATTTCTTTATTTGTTCCGTAGACGAAAATTTGTACTTTTTCAGTACCACCGAGTGCCGAATCAGGACGCGATTTTTCCAGGAATTGATGTTCTCCTGGTTGTGTTGCTCGCAGCGAACGCGCATTGATAGCAAACGAATACCAGGTGGCATTTTCAGTTCGCGTGACATGTGGTGCCTGAAGCGTATCAACATCGCATGATACTCCAACCTCTTCTTGAAGCTCGCGAATTGCAGCCTCGTGGGGAGTTTCTTTGATCCAGTCCGCGGTGGGGTGTCGTTTGAACTCAATTGTGCCGGTGATAGATCGCTGTGTGTCGGCATACGTCTTTTGTGGTACTCTGTTGTATTTGTTGTATGTAAGCCCGATGACATACACATCATCTGTCATCGTGAACAAATGATCGACCCAGGGTGACCAATATGTGGAGCAGATGACTTCAGACAATGAGCGGGGCAAACCATACGTACCAACCAGAAGAAGCGGATTTTCCTGGCGAGAAGCAGGTTGAAAAGGTACAAACACTGTATTGATACGTGTTGCATGTACTTTCTTATTGCGATCTATAAGATCCACTTCATGGGGGAGAAGTGAAAAAGAGTCTTTTCGCGGGGTATAGACACCGCGCGAAGCAGAGACATTTCGCGAAGCGAAACGAGAAGAATTAAAAGCTGATTCAGACATAGTTTGAATAATAAAATTTTTTTCATTGGGACTATTAAATTGTTTAAATTTTCAATTTTTTTGAAAAAGTGAGTTTGCCTAAATAAACTCTCTCTTAGAAGAAAAATTATTAAGCTCCTAAAAGAGAGAAACAATTTTTTTGAAAAAGTGAGTTTGCCTAAATAAACTCTCTCTTAGAAGAAAAATTATTAAGCTCCTAAAAGAGAGAAACAATTTTTTTGAAAAAGTGAGTTTGCCTAAATAAACTCTCTCTTAGAAGAAAAATTATTAAGCTCCTAAAAGAGAGAAACAATTTTTTTGAAAGCCGCAATAATTTTTTTATTCTCTTAAATATTGTAACGCTTAAGAGAATACCTAAAGATATTCTAAAAAAACTGAATAAAATTATAATTCAAGTATATTATAATTCAAGTTAACTATTATAATTTAATAAGATATATGCCTCGTATAAAAGTACATACAATTATAAATAGTACTAATAATAATACAGACCAGAATACATTTAAATTTGGTACAAAAGAAGTTAAATTAGACAAGTATCAACATAAAGTTATAGAAGCCGATATTAATAAAAATCTACGTATCATTGCATGTGCAGGATCAGGTAAAACCACTACAATATTATGTAGAATAAAGCATATGATAGATTTTCATAAAGTAAATCAAAAACGTATATTAGTAACAACATTTAATATAGATGCTGCACAAATATTAAAAGATAGATTAAAATTATTATTAAATAAAGATCCTGATGTACGTATTGGAACATTTGATTCAATTGCTGCACATTTATATTTTAAATATTTTAAACAAGAAGGGTTTGTAGGAGTTAATGAATATTCTAATTTATTATTAAAATATTTAAATTCAGAAAATGGAAAAACAATATTAGGTTTGTATGATTATATTATTTTTGATGAATTTCAGGATATTAATAATATTCAATTTGATATAATTAAAAAGTTTATTGATAATGGATCTAAATTAATAGCTATTGGAGATGATGCTCAAAATATATATCAATGGCGTGGATCAAATATAAGTTTTATATTAAATTTAGATAAAATATTTCCAGATACGTTAACATTAAAATTAGAATATAATTATCGTTCTACACCAGAAATTATAAACATGGCAACTGCAATTATTAAAAATAATACAGACCAAATAGAAAAAAATATGTTTACAATACAAAATACAATACAAAATACAATACAAAATACAATACAAAAACCTATAATAAAAAAATATATTAATAATACTGCACAAGCATTAGATATAATATCACAGATATATACATTATATAAGAATAATATTAAATTGTCTGATATTGTTATTATATCAAGAAATAATTTTGGATTAAAATTATTTGAAGAACAATTAGAAGCTTTTAATAGAGATAATTTAGATAAAAAAAGAATAGAATATCTTGCCTTAATAAGTGATAATGATAAAAATGCATCTATAAATTATGATAATAAATTATGCCTTGCAACAATACATAAAATTAAAGGATGTGAATGGTCTTTTGTCTTTTTAATTGATGTAGATGATAAAATATTTCCATCAGATTGCGATGATATAAGCATACAAGAAGAACGGAGATTATTATACGTAGCAGTAACTAGAGCAAAAACATTCTTACAAATATCATTTACAACAAATAATATATCGAGATTTTTTGGAGAAATAGATAAAGATTTATATGATTTTCCAGATTATAAGAAATCATATTTTGAATTAAATAATAAAAGAAGTTTTCAGACAAAAACAAAAGTAACCGAATTAATTCAATTATTTAATAATAAAGATTATGAATATATAAGAACAAATAATATCATTTCAATAGTAAATCCAATCAATATTACAATCCATACAAAAAATATTTATAATAAAACAATACTTGATAATAATTTGCAGGCTGATTATGGTATATATATAGATACTTATATATCACGTATGTTTGGTATTTTAAATGAAAAATCTAATGGATTAAATAATACTACTGCAAAATGTACAATATATTCAGTAGAATTAAATAATATGATGTATGCATTATATTTAGAATCAAAATTACCTTTATATCTATTAATTCATGGTTATAATATAGAAAAGATGATCCATACAATTTTTGATTTGGAAGAGTCCAAAATGAAAATTTTAGAAAACATTATTAGAAAAATATTAAAAAAAGCAAAAAATCTTAATGTATTACCAATGGAAATATATGTTACTAAAACAGGATTTTTACCAAATGAATTTGAATTATTAATGACTGAATCATATAATAAATACATTAAAAATAAAGAAATCCCGAATAAAGATATATATAATATATCACTTTGCCATAATGTATTCTTAAATAGAAAACGTTTATTATATAGAGATTGTTTTGAAATGTTTGATGAGAATAAAAAGATATATGAAGATGTTAAAATATTTTGTGAAAAGTATTATAAAAATGATATAGAAATTAAAATGACAGTTATAGATAAAGATAGATTAATATCAGGTGAGTTAGATATGTATGATGAAACAGAAAAGAAGATAATTGATTTTAAGACATCAACTTCCCAACAAATTCAGATAGAATGGATATTACAATTATTAACCTATACATCCCTAATAAGAATCCATAAAAAATTACCAGTAGAATATATATCTATATTTAATCCAATATCTGGTATAGAATCAGTTATTGATATTAAAGATTGGAATAAAGAAATAGAGTTATTAGATTATATTAAACAAATAAGAGATGAACGTGATAAAATAAAAAAAACATCATTAAATGATTCTATAAATTTTGAAAAACCAAAAAAAATAACTAAACCAAAAAATATAGAAAAAGACACAATAAAACCAATTAAAAAGAAAGAATATAAAGAGACACGTGATGTATTATTAAATGAAATGGATGAATTTTCTAGTATGGATGAAAAAACAATGAAAGAATATATTAAGTTAACTAAAAAATAATTAAGTTAACTAAAAAATAATTAAGTTAACTAAAAAATAATTAAGTTAACTAAAAAATAATTGTTAATATTATATGATATGATGTATCATTTATTTACAGAAAATATGAGAAATTTTATTATTTCTGAATCTCCAACAAATAATAATATAAAAGAATATATAAATATCCTACAAAAAAATTCTATTAATCTTGTTATTAATTTAACTGAACAAACTGAAAAAAATAAATATGATATCGATAAAATAAAAAATGCTAATATTGATTATCTATATTTTCCAATACAAGATGGATCTGTACCAACAGATGATCATATTAATAAATTAATAGAATTTCTAAACAGATACAATTCAATTGCTTTTCATTGTGCAGCAGGATTAGGTAGAGCACCAATGATGTTTGCGATTAGTTATATAATTTTATTTAATAAAAAACCTTTAGATTGTATTGAAATGATACGTCAAAAAGAACCAAAAGCATTAAATAATATTCAAATAAAATTTTTATGTAATTTTAAAAGAAAAAAATATATTGGTGATAAATGTTTTATTTCTTAAGTATTGTTTAATAGTTTCTTTATTTCTTTTTTCTATTTTTATTTTAGATACATATATAAGATCATGAAAAATAAATCTATAAAATCTATTATTATTAAAAATGAATATATTTTGTCATCTTTAGATAAAA